CCCGCCGTAATGGATGAGGTTGTTAAAGGTGTTCTTGCAGGTCACCGTGGTATGGTCGCACCCGGGCAAAAACTGGAACGTGTCGCCGGCCGACACCGGGTAGAGCCAAGCCTTCAGCAGCGACGCGACGCCGCCGCTCACCTGCACGATCGTGCGCTTCTGCCCGGCATTGAGCCCCGTCACGCCGACCATCGTACCCTGGTCGAAGAGTGTCGCCGGGCTCGGGCTCAGCGCGGTGACGATCTGCGCCTGCGTCGATCCCGCCTGCGCCGCCTGCGTCGAGGCGAGGCTCGCCCGGTCGAACAGGCACATCGCGTCGCCAAAGACATGCGTGCACGCGGCCTGATAAAGCCGGCGCGGCATCTGCTGCACGGCCAGCAGGTTCATCAGCGACTTGACCTTGATCGCGATGCTGGTCCGCCCGGCATCGATCTCGGCAACCTGGCCGCAAAACCACACGATCGCGCCAGGCGCGTTCGACAAGGCTGCGCCACCCGTCTGCGGCGGCGCGAAAAACCGGTCGAGCTCGACGGTCGCGCCGTCGAGCTCGCCGACCCGCACCGCTTCGGCAAAGCTGAGGGTGCCGATCAGGTCGCCGGCGCCGGCCATCACGGTGATGTCGAGTTCGGCCGGCTGTACCCCGATCTGGGTCGTCACCATCGACCGCCCGAACCGGGGTCCGAGTGCGAAATCGGTATAGCCAGTGGCGTTGTAGTTGAGGCTCCCGGCCGGAAACGCGGTGCCCGGGATCGTCAGCGCCGTCGTCCACCCCGAATACCGCAGCACGAGCCCGCTCGGCAGGCTGAACGTGTAGAGGTCGGTGATCGCGACGGTGTCGTTTTGCGCCAGGTAATCCTGCAGCGCCATCGATGCGGGTCTCACAGGAACACCGATTGCAGTTTCACCTGGCGCAGCGACCATAGCTGGAACATGAAATTCTCGAACTCCGCCGAATCGTCGGCAAAACGGACGCGGAACGAGTAGGTGAAGTCGGCACTGACCCCCTCGCCCGCCGGCGGCGGCGCGGTGAAGGTCACGACCCCGGTATCGGCATCGACGGAATAGCCGCTCGGGCTTTGCACGACGCCGTCGACATAGACATTGGTAACCGCGTTCGGCGCCGTGACCGGCTCGGCGAACCCGCCCATCGTCCGCACGAGCTGAAACGCCGCCGTGCTGCCGTCGCCGGTGCCGAGCGCCTGCCCCGTCGCCCGGTTGTCGCCCGGATCGACAAACAGGAACGATGCAAACGCCCCCTGCTGATCGAGGAAAAACCCCATCAGCGTCCTCAGTTCGTCGTACCCGCCGCCGTCGCGCAGCACCGAATAGGTCAGCGTCCAGGTCCAGGTCGGGTTGGGCTGGTCGAGCGCGCGCAATTCCCGGCCGGAGACGGCGCGCTGGACCCGCGTCGCAAAGCGCGGCTGCTTGGTGACGCTCCAGGACAGCCCGGGCAGCGTCGGAAAGATCGCGGTCATCCCCAACCTACCCAACCTACAGGCTGCGCGGGGTCAGCGCGTTCGACCGGAACAGGTCGCGCAGCGCGCCGGCGTTTTGCTTGAGGTTGTCGCGGAACCAGCGGCTCACCGCCGGCGCGTCGGCCGGCCCGTGGAAATGCGCGTGGAAATGCTGCCCGGCCCCGCCGCCCTGCCCGATCATCGTCTGCAATCCTTCGCTGATCGGCGCCGGCAGCACCATTTCACGCGCATGGAGCAATGCCGGCTGCGCGCCGGCGAAATGGGGCAAGGCCCAGCCCCCCGCCGCGCTCGGCACGACGCCGCCCGCGCCAAAGCTGAACAACCCGCCGAGCCACGAGAAAATCCCGCCGCCGCCGGCTGCGCCGCCCGCCGCCGCGGCGCCGGCCGCCGAGCCCAATCCACTCACCGCCGCACTGCCGCCGCTCACCGCCGCCGCGCCGGACAGCGCGGCCGTCAAGGCGGTGATCGCCGTCGTGCTGGCGGTCAGCGCCGTCGTGTTGGCAGTCATCGCCGCCGCCTGCGCCGCTCCCCCGCCGCCGGCGAAAAGCCCGGTCCCGAACAGCCCGCCCGGCTGGTTCAGTCCAAGCAGCGCCGTCAGTCCGGCACCGAGCCCCGAGGCGCCGGTCGCCTGTGCGCCCGACACCGCGCTCGACACCGCGCCGCCGGCGAGGCTCGCCAGCCCCGACGCCGCCCATTTCGCCGCCATGTTTTCGATCTCGGTCAGAAAGAAGCTCTCGACCTCGCGGGTCAGCGCGATAGAGCCTTTGGCCCAGGTCGTCTGCCGCGTCAGGATGTCGTTGAAGGTCCGCTGCACCGAGCTGCCGACCCGCTCGAACGCGGCCTGGTAGGACCGTTGCACCGCCTGTGCCTGGGTCTTCGCCTGGTCGGCGATACGCCGCTGGTCGTCGGTGACTGTGGCCGTGTACTGCATGTCGAGCTGCGCCAGGTCGTCGAGCGCCTTGGTCTTTTCCTCGACCATCGTCGCATCGCTCGACATCACCGCCTGCAGCCGCTGCGCCTCCTGGTCGCGGAGCTGCGCGGTGTACTGGATGTCGAAGCCCAGCGCCTGCTGCGTCGTCATCTCCTTCATGTCGACGAGCATCTGCATCTGGTCGCGGAAGACGCGCAGCGACGAGCTGCTGAACTCCGACATCGCCGGCCCCAGCATCGACAGCGCCTCGCGCAGCGCTGAGACCGACTGGATCGCCGGCTCCGCGTCGGCGGCGAATTTGATCTGGACCTCGTCGGCCACGCTTTGCTCCCCACGCTCTATTCGGTCGTGTCGTGCGCCGCCGCGCGCACCCGGTTGGCGGCGCGTAGCGTGTCGATGTCGAAAACCGGGGCCGGCATCCCGGCGCCGCCTTGGATGACCGCCAGCCCCGGCGGCGGTGCGGCGGCGATCTCGGCGAGCCCGTCGCCCGCCCGCACCGCCGGCCGCTTCTTCCACCCGAGCATCGCCGCGATCGTCTGCACCATCAGGTGCGCCGGCGGATTCTCCGCCCAATAGGCGAAGATCTCCTCGGCCTCGGCCAAGGTCATCGCGTCGATCACCGGGTAGGGATAGCCGCAGCCGGTGGCGAGGGCGCCGTAGATGCCGGCGAGCTGGGCGCGGCTGTCGCCGCCGGCACCGCTTCCCCCGACGGGGAAAGCCCCGCCGCCTTGAGAATCGCCGCGACCGCCAGATTGACCTCGTCGAGCGACGCTTCCATCGCCAACACGGCGTCGAGCGTCACCGCCGGATCGTCGCGCGACAGCCCGGCCTGGATGATCCGCGCCGCCGCCTCGACGAGGTCGCCGCTGCCCTTTCCCGGCAATCCGGCGACGACCTCGAGCACGACCCTGAGCTGCCCCAAGGTCAGCGGGCGGATCTCGAAATCGCGCCCCGCCAGCGTCACCACGGTCCCGCTCATTCGTTGGTGCTCAACGTGCCGATGGTGCCGCTGGCGTCGGCAAACGCGCTGAAGTCGAACTCCTGGATCTCGTAGTCGTCGATCTTGGTCGGCAACGACAATTTCGTCGCGGTGCAGGCGTTCAGCACGAGCGACAAATTCGCCGGCACGTTCTGCGTCGTCTTCGCCGTATAGAACGTCGCCTTGAACACCGGCGTAAAGCCCATGAACTTGATTCGTCAGAACCAGCTTTTTGCCGCCCGCCGCGCTGTAGAGATAGCTGATCTGAACCCCTACCCCGGCATCGGCGGCGGCAAAGGTGTAGATGCCGGTCGTGAGGTTGACCGAATACTGCCCCGCCGCCGCCGGCGTCGTGACGCGGATGAACCGCAGCCCGGCATTGTTGCCGCTGGCGTAATAGACGCCGAGATCATCGGAATAGGTCGAGGCATTCGCCACCGTCACGGTGAACGGCGTCGTCCCCGGCACCACTTGCGCCTCGTTCTCCGATACCGTCACCTGGCCCGAGGCGGGCGTCTGGCCGAAGAAGAGGTCGCCATAGATCGCGCCGAAGATGCGGGCAAACTTGGCCTTGCCGGAGATCTTGCCCTGGCCGCGGGCGATATCGAGCGGGAATTGGTACTGGCCCCACAGCTCCTTGGTCTGCCAATCCCAGTCGATCTCGACATCCTGCAGGATCGCGAACTGGTCGGGGCCGATGCCCGAGCCGGTCGCGTCGGTACGGTTGCCCCACAGCGCGCCGGCGCCGAAAGCGAGTTGCATGTCACGCCCCTTCCTTCAAGCGCCGCTTCAGATCTTCCTTTGCGGCGAACGCGTGGTTCCAAATCTCGGTCACCCGGGCGACCGGCGATCCGGGGAAATGCTCGTTCCACCAGCGCTCGACAATCGCGTCGAGCGGATGCGGCGCCGGCCCGTTTTCGGGCGGCGCTGAGATGTCGTCCATCGCAGGCACTCCTATGAAACGCAGAGGATTTCGACCGGCACGATCGCGACCGCCTGGTCGCCGAGCACGCCCTCGTCGGTCGCGATCTTGCCGGCGAGATAGGCGTGCTGAACCATCCTCGACAGCCCGAGAGTCTGCATCCCGGTCACCGCATCCGGCAGCAGCGCCGCCTCGACCGCGTCGATCAGCGGGTTCAGCACCGTCGCCGGGGCCCGATACGGGTCGCTCGAATGCACATAGACATAGAGGTCGACCGACAGCGTCCACACGGTCGGGGCGCCGAGCGCCTGCACCGTCGCGGTCTCCGACTTTTGGCTCAGGAACAGGGCCGGCTGCTCGGCCGGCGTGACATCGCTCCAGTGCCTGAGCCGCCGGTCGGCGGTGACAAACCCGCCCGCCGCCGCTGCCAGTGCGAACAGCGCCGCATAGATTGGCTCGCGGCTGATCATGCCGTCACCGCCCGGCTCGCCGCCGCCGCCATCGCCGCCCGAATCTCCGGCGCCATCTCGGCGAGCGCCGCGCGCAGGAACGACCGTTCCGGCATCTGCACCGCCGGCACCTCCACCCGCTTGAAGAACCGCTCGCGCCCTTGCCACGGAAACGCCAGCGCCCGCGCACTGCGCGGCAAAATCTCATGCGCCGGGATCACCCCGCCGTACTCGTGGATCGCCGCATACGGCACATGGGTCCCGACCGTCGCCGACACCGCCGCTCCGCTCTGCTCGACCGACACATCGATGCTCCCGGCAAGCCGCCCGGTCCGCTGCTCCAGCACGCCGCCGCTCAGATTACGCTCGACCGCCGCCCGCAACGCGTCACCGAGCCGTGCCGCCTCAGCGCCGAGCGCCACCGTCAATTTCCCCGGCAACGCCTCGAACCGCCCGACCAGCGCGTCGAGCCCTTCGATTGTCGTGCCCATCACAGCCCCGCCGCGAGTATCGCCGGGTCGGTCGCGGTCGCGGCGAGCTGCCGCACAAACCCCGATACCGGCGCGACCGCCTGGTACCGCGACAGGATCGTCTTGATGTCGTCGCTCATGTCTTTCTGCGAATAGGTGACCGTCTCGCCGCCGACGAGCGCCTTCGACACTTCGCCGGTCCGGGTCCGCTCGCGGTAGCGCTGGCACACGAGCTCGATGCACGCCTGCGCCAGCTCGGGCGGCGTCGCCGCATACCCGGCCGTATAGGTCACCACCACATTCTGTGCCCGCCGCGTGAACAGATACCCGCGCAGCACCAGTTCGGTCGGCGAGAACACATACCCGGCGGCGAACGCACTGCCCTCCGGCGAAGCCGGAATGTCGATACCATCGACCGTGACCGACAGCACCGCGCACACCGGGATGTTGGCAAAGGTCATCCGCTGTCCGCCATTCCCGTCCCGCACCTCGACCCAGTCCGCTTGTCCGATCGGGCGGCCGAGCCAGGTCTGGATGAACTGGCTCGCCGCGGTCACGAGACTGGTCAACAACGTGTCATCCGCATCGGGAAACGGGTTCTGGCCGGTCTGCAACCAGGCCTTGACGGCGCCGAGCGTCGTCAGATCGCCAAACGACATCGCCTCACTCCCCTGCGTCGGCCGGCACGAACCCGTGCCCTCGCAACATCTCGACCGCCTCGGGCGGCACCCGGAACACTCCGTTCTTGTCGGCGGCCAAAACCTCACCACCCACCGAGCAAGTCCGAGCATCCGGATGCCGCATCGCAACTGCCTCTTCGGAGGGCCGCACACGCTTCGCCTTCATGAGCGTCCTTCAGAAAATTCACCACGAAGCGACGAAGAGCACGAAGTCCAGCAAACCAATTGTCTACCGTGGAGGTCGCAGAGGGTCGCGGAGGGCTAGGTGAATTACGTCACCCTTCGCGTCCTCTGCGTCCTCCACGGTAAAGCCCTTTTTCGTGGTCTTCGTGGCGAATACGAACTCAGCCGTTGCCGATGTTGGTGATGACGCCCATCGCAAACGGCGCGTACACCGCCAGCACCTCTTCGGCATAGACCCCGACCTGGCGCTGCCGCGTCACCACCGGCCAGTCGATCTGGTAATAATCCTGCCGCGTCTTCACTTCGGCGACATTTGGAACTTCGCTCGACTGGTACTGGATCGGCAGGTTCTCGGCCCAGCCGACGATAGTGCCCGGCGGAACCCGCGGATGGATGCGGATCGGAATGCGCAGCCCGCCGTTCAGCGCAAACGGGTTGAAGTAGTACGACACCGCCCCGGCCGCGGCGAGGTCGTACGCATTGCCGTCCGCGGCCACTTCGTACCGCAGCAGCGGCCCCGACGCGTTCGACAGCACCTTGGTGGTGATGTTCTTCAGCTCCTGCACGTTGACGTAGAGCACGGTCGGGCTCAGCTCGAAATTGTTCCACATCGTCTGGAACATGGTGTCGATCTCGACCACCGAGCCGCGCCCCGACGCCGTCAGCGGCGTGCCGGTGCCGGCGGTCCCGGTCGCCTGCGTCGTGATATAGGCGTTCGATCCCGATTTGAACGCGCTCGTCAGAAGCCCGTCATAGGCGTAGCTCGGGTTCGCCGAATTGTCGGCGCTGACCACCGATTGTGCCTGCTGCCCGCCCGAGAGCGGCGCCGAGAACGCGGTCGAGTTGATCGTCGTGATCGCCTGCAGCGTCTCGGCGCCGGTCGCGGTGCCGACATACCACGCATAGGCGACCGCGCCCTGAAGCGCGGTGACGGAGCAGAACAGCGTCTGACCCGATGTCACCGCCTGGCTCGCCTCGGCGCTGATGTTGGACGACCCGCCGGCGAGCGTATACGAGTGACCGTCCGCCCCGGTGATCGGCTTCGTCGTCGCCACGCCGCCGGAGAGGCTCGAATTCTGATACCCCTCGAGCGTCAGCCCGACGACCTTGACGTAATAGGTCGCCGCCGGCAGCGTCCCGCCCGACCCCGACGCCGACAGCACCGGCGTCGCGGGCGTGCCGAGCTGCAGCGACGCATTGCCGCCGAGGATCGCCATCTCCTCCTTCAGCATCATCTTCTGCAGAAGGCGGAACGTCATCCGCGCCTGGATGTCTTCGAACCCGCGGCCCGCCGAGATCGCCTCGTAAGTGGCCGCGTCCTCCTCGCCGATCGTCACGAAAGTCGCGGATTTCGTCGCGGTCGTGTACGACATCTGCGCCGAGCGCTGCCCTTCCGGGACCCACCCCATTGCGTCGTAGCCGGAGCCCACCAGCGCCGTCACCTGGCGCCAGTTCGTCGCCGTGCCGGTGCCGCCGCCGACCCGCGGCATG